ATCTTGTAGTCAAGGTGGTGTACGCGGAGGTGCTGCTACTGTGTACATTCCAATCTGGCATTTAGAATTTGAAAGTCTTATCGTATTAAAGAATAACAAAGGTACTGAAGAGAATCGTGTGCGTCATATGGACTACGCGTTTCAATTCAATAAAACAATGTATGAGCGTCTTTTGAGTGGAGGTAATATTACTCTCTTCTCTCCAAACGATGTTCCTGGATTGCTTGAAAACTTCTATGCAAATCAAACTGAGTTTAAACGCTTATATGAAATGTATGAAGCAGATCCTACTATCCGAAAGATAAGTCTACCTGCAATTGATGTATTCTCAATGTTTATCACTGAGCGTAAAGATACAGGTAGAATTTACCTAATGAACGTAGATCATGCAAATGAGCATGGTTCTTTCATACCTGAAGTAGCACCTATCCGTCAATCAAATCTCTGTTGTTTAACGGGAGATACATTTGTTACTGTTGAATTAAGAGATGGTTCAATTACTGATGCAATGCTAAAAGATGTTACTACAGATATGAAAGTACTTAGTCGTAATAATAAAACTGGCGAAGACGAATTTAGAAAAGTAAAAGCTTCAGCAATGACTCGTAAAAACGCAACATTAATGCGAATCACTGATGATCAAGGGAATTCAATAGTATGCACTCCTGATCATAGGGTATATACCATGAATCGTGGATATGTTGAAGCGCAAGATCTTGTTGAAACTGACGCATTAAAGGTAATATAATTTCACATTTTATAAATAGTTCTGAGATTAAAGAAGCTAAAAAAATAGGATTATATTTTCCTAAATCGTTTTCAAAAATGAGATTTAATGGTGATTACATGAATTTTGTTAATATTCTTAAAGAAGAATTAGGATTAGAATATAAGCCACATTTTCGTAGTCCAGAACATAGAGAACTTTTAAGAAAAGCAAATTTAGGAAAGCGTAAAATAAAGTAAAATGGAAGAAAAAAATATGTTAAAAATTGAATACCTAGATTATTGTGAAGACGTATATGATATTACTGTTGATAAAAATGAAAACTTTTATGCAAATGGAATATTAGTTCACAATTGTGAGATTAACCTTCCTTGTAAACCTTTAAATTCTGCAGATGATGAAGAAGCTGAAATCTCATTGTGTACTTTGTCGGCCATTAACTGGGGTCTCATTAACGAACCCTCCGACTTTGAAAAATATTGTTCAATCACCGTCCGAGTTCTCGATGCCTTACTTGACTATCAAGGGTATCCAGTACCTGCTGCAAAGCAAAGTACAAAGAACCGTCGGCCTCTTGGTGTAGGTATTATTAACCTTGCATACTTCCTTGCTAAACGTGGTTTAAAGTATGATGAATCGGCCTTTGCTGAAGTAGATCGCTTTGCTGAAGCGTGGTCATATTACTTGATTAAAGCATCGGTGGATCTTGCAAAAGAAAAAGGTGCTATTCCAAAGTTAATGGAAACAAAATATGGACATGGAATTGTGCCAATTGATACATATAAGCGAGATGTAGATGAGTTAGTTAAACCAAATGAACGCATGGATTGGAAACAACTTCGCAAGGATCTTAAAGAGTTTGGTATTCGTAACTCAACATTAATGGCGCTAATGCCTGCTGAAACATCAGCGCAAATTTCGAATAGTACAAATGGTATTGAACCTCCTCGCGCTTTAGTATCTTATAAGCAATCTAAAGATGGTGTGAGTGCTCAGGTTGTTCCAGGTTATCATCGTCTCAAGAATCAATATGATCTATTATGGGATCAAAAGACTCCGGATGGTTACCTAAAGATTTGTGCTATTCTACAAAAGTATATTGACCAAGGGATATCTGTTAACACTTCATATAATCCAGAGTTTTTTGAAGAATCAAAAGTACCAATGTCTCAACTTATTCGTGATATTGTCACCTTCTATAAGTTCGGGGGCAAGCAACTCTATTACAACAATACACATGATGGCGCTGGTGAAGTTAAAAGCGAGTCTTCTTCAGATGGTGATAATATTCAAGATGATAATATTGATGACGAAGAAGATTGCGATTCCTGTAAAATTTAAATAAAGATTAAAATGGCTATTTTTAAAAAGAAAGATCAATCTCATCTTGATTCAATGATGTTTTTTGATGGATCAGTTGATATTGCGAGATACGATCAAGTAAAGTATCCTGTACTTGATAGAATGACAGATAAGCAATTAGGATTCTTTTGGAGACCTGAGGAGATTGATGTATCAAAAGATCGTTCAGATTTTGCTAATTTAGATCCACATGAAAAGCATATCTTTACATCTAACTTAAAGCGTCAGATTATGTTAGATTCTATTCAAGGAAGAGGCCCAACCACAGCACTATTACCATTTGTTTCTATTCCAGAATTAGAACCATTAGTTACTACATGGGCGTTCTTTGAAACAATTCACTCACGTTCTTATACTCATATTATTCGTAACGTATATCCTAATCCATCAGTAGTCTTTGATGACATGCTTGATATAAAAGAGATTGCAAATTGTGCTGATGATATTACACAATATTATGATGACTTTATAAAGTATGCTCAATGGCACGAACTGTTAGGTGAAGGTAAATTTGCGATTGAGGATAAGGTTAGTCTTGAGCGTAAGTTTGTCAGTATTAGTAAACGCGAACTCAAAAAGAAACTATGGTTAATGCTTCATGCAATTAACGCTCTTGAAGGTGTACGCTTCTATGTTTCATTTGCATGTTCATGGGCGTTCGCTGAGTTAAAGAGTATGGAAAGTAACGCCAAGATTATTAAATTGATTGCGCGAGATGAGAATCTACACCTTGCCGCTAGTACAACTATTATTAAATCACTCTTAAAAGAAGATAGTTCATACGAAGAAATCCGTAAAGAGTGTGAGCCATTAGTTCAACAGATTTTTGTAACTGCAATCGAGCAGGAAAAAGAATGGGCTAAATACTTATTTAAAGATGGTTCTATGATTGGTTTGAATGAGAAGTTGTTGGGAGATTATATTGAATGGATTGGTTGCCGCCGCATGCGAGCGCTTAATATTCAATGTCCTTATACAGTACCTCAGGCAAATCCGCTTCCCTGGACAGAACGTTGGATTGCTGGATCTAATGTGCAAGTTGCTCCTCAGGAAACACAAATTTCAAGTTATGTTATTGGAGGTATTAAACAAGATGCTACCTCTGATACACTCAAAGGATTATCACTATGATTAAGTTTTACACAATGGATGGTTGCGGGTATTGTATTGCAGCCAAAGCACTTCTTGATTTTAAGAAGGTGGATTACCAAACAGTTAAAGTTCCCGATGATATTACAACTCGTGACTTTGTTGAAACCTTTCCAGAAATTAAACAGTTTCCCCTTATTACAGAAAATGATAATGTAATTGGTGGTCTTCCTCAATTACAATCATATCTCTTATCAAAAGAAGTTACTACAGGACTATCACTATGACCGAATGCTTTGCATGTGGCATTAACTTTGAAGTTACATTCGAAGAAGAAACTGCCAAACTCAACTACTGCCCGTATTGTGGACAAGAAACAGTTGATGAAATCGATTTAATCGACGAAGAAACGAGTTACGACGATAATAATGGGATTTACTCCGACGATTATTAAACTATAACTTTTCGGTGCTTACTATGTGGATTTATCAAGGACAAGAGGTAAAAGAATTACCAGAAGATTGTGTGGGTTTTGTATATTTGATAGTTAATCTGACTAGTCAACATAAATACATTGGCAAAAAGCTAGCCAAGTTTTCCCGTACTTCGACGAAAACAGTTACTCTGAAATCCGGAGAGAAGAAGAAGAAAAAGATTAAGTCCAAGACTGCTTCAGATTGGAAGACCTATTATGGATCCAATGAAGAGTTGAAGCAGGACGTCATCGATCTTGGTAGTGAGAACTTTACGAGAGAGATACTACACTATTGCTATTCAAAAGGTGAATGCTCCTACATCGAGTTAAGAGAACAGGTTGTCAACAACGTATTGTTAAAACCTGATGAGTACTATAACTCGTTCGTTGGAGGACGCATCCACCGCAATCATTTAAAGAGACTATTTGTTAACTAGCCCAGATTCTTACAGGATTAGCAGGAACTACAGCGAATGGTGCAATATCAGTAGTGTCTTCACCGATTGCTCGGATATTGACATGATACCCAGTTAACTCCTCCATAACTGGATTACCTTCTTCATCAACTGCTTCAGTAGGTCTGTAGATAGTACCGATAACATCAGTGTTAGCAAAGTCTAGGAGTAGGCTTGGTCTGATGGACGGGAAGTTATTTGAAAGGCTCATGGTAGTACCTTATATTATTCTGCAGTTGGTGCTGAGGCCCAAGGTAATCCAGATTCAGTAACAGGATTCTTCTGAGCTTCAATCTGTGCTGTCAAAGATTCTTCTACTGTGTCTTTACCAAGCGAGTTCTGTACCCAGTCTACTACGATTTCTTTCGTTAATTGCTCAAAAGGAATATAACTACCTTCTTCTTGTGTATAGCCTACTGTGCCGTATGTAGAAGCAGTAAATTCACCATCTACTGCTGATACATTGTAGTGAACTG